GGTTATTATATGGAACAAAATTAGAAACTATTTGATCAACATCTTGCATATACCGAGCAAGTATTGACATACTTACTTCTAGGTTAACTGGTACCGGCATTAAAAATTTAGTTGAAGATTTAGCATATTCTTCTTCTTGTGCAGGTACAATTGATGTTGCTAGTTTATTAAAGACTCTTGATTCATCCCGGGTTATACTATCGAGATTTATAGCTACTACTGGTAAGTTAATGTTTTGAGCTTTGTTTATAATATCATACATTACCCTTTGCTTTGGTGCGAAGACATATCTTACATCAATATTAGACTTTGCATTTCTATTTTTATCAAAACGACTTATCACTGTATCATCAAATGCAGCAACAAACTGTGTTAATAAATTTTTTATTTCAAAATGAAAAGCTCTATTCTTCATACCGTCTTATATATTTATTACAAAAACCTATCAATGAAATATTTCGGCAATTTATGTCTATTATTAACAACGCTTTCTGCTATAGACCCATCTAAAATATACGTGACACAATGGTCTTTATGCGAGCGAACTCCCCTGCCACAAGATTGTATTAATGAACATAGCATTTTATTCATATACCAGTTAAAATCATCTTTCATTAATTTTTCGATTCTTTTGTCTTTGGTAGGTAAATATGGTGCCTTAACAATAATTTGAAATCTTGCAAGATCATCCCGTAAATCAACTCCATGTGACATAGAAGGCGATACTAATACAGTTGGATCTGGATTATTATAATGCTGTTCTAAGATAATTTCATTACGCACACCGGGCTCTCTTATCAAATATCTCGAGTCATTTAGTTTATTACAAAGAAAAGAGGTAATAGTATTATTATGAGTGTGTATAATACCTTTATCACTTTTATGATAGTCGACTATATCTTTAATTTGATTTATTATCTTAGGTAAACTTCGCTTTAAGTTGTGATAATTTAGCTTTACTTTCGTATTACAATATATAGGAGCATTTTTAGCATCAAAAGAAGATTCAGCTTCTACGTATTTAAATTTTTTAATACCCAAACTCTTACAGAAATTTTTAGGATCAATAATAGTTGCAGACATTAGTATTACTTTATCTGCATGTTTAAATAAGTGATTAGCTAGTTTATCTACCTTCAAAGGCATAAATGTTATACCTTTAGTATCTGTTTCATATAAGTACTCACTCTCATTCCAGGTCTCAAGTATAAGAGATAATTTAGAATGTAAGTTTCTTAAAGTAATTAAATTCTTTTTAGATTCAATTATAAATTTTTTGTTATGAGATAAATTACTATTTGTAATATCTTTTAGCTCTTCAATTCTATCGTTTAAATCCAAAATTAATTCATTTATCCATTTTACTACTTGTAGGCTATTTCTTGAATAAAACGGTCTAATTTTTACTTCAAGTTTAGCTAGGCTTTCAAAATTAACAGTACAAGAAAATTCCTTAACTAACTGATCTTCTAGCTCTGCAGCTTCATCACAAATAATAAACTGTCTCTTTTTTAAATGATCAGGCAGAGAAAAAAACATGTTATAATTTAAAGTACTAAATGTCGACGTCAAAGCCTTGTTTCGATCTTCATAATATGGGCATTTATTTTTAGCCCAACACTCTTCTTTCATCTTAGGTAAATGCAAACAAGGTGCTAGCTCTACTGTAAATTTATCATCTACTTCACATTGATAGTTTGATTTACCTTTTAATACTTTTGTATCATTAAATAGCTCTTTATATTGATCTTGTAATGCTTTAGTAATAGTTAAAGCTGTACAACCAAAAGATTGTTCTTCATTACATTCATCTTCATACGCATATCCTCCACCATGTGTTCTTCTATATGCTAAATAATTAGTTACTAACTCTCTAAATTCTTTAGTTGCTTCTCGTGACACATTACTTACTGTCTTTGATATAAATGACTTACCCGAGCCAGTAGGAGCGTTACATACAACAAATTTATAACCATCAGTAAAAGCCTGATCAATATTTTTTAATAACTTTACCTGAGCAGGATTCGGAGTATAACTATCCGGAAAACTTTTTAACAAACCACCTAACACACCTTATTATATAATACTTCCATCTGATGGCAATATATACACTAGGTTGTCATATAGCTTGGATTTTGAAGAACTATCTAAAAATTTCACTCTTGTCATTTGTTTTGTAGGTATAAACGAGCTTAAATGATAATTAAGTACTCCTACATCTTCATCATTTTGAAGTCTATAAGGGTATGGTATTTCGTAGTTTTTATTAACACCGTTTATTTCTAAAGTAAAATTAATATAATATTGTTTAATTTGAAAAATCATAAATTTACCCTTCTTAAGAACTTTTTTATCTGTTCTTATTATAATATCTTTTAATAAAAAGGGTTTTAAAAAATCAGTTACTTTTTCTAAGCTTATATTCATGAATTCATAAAATTAAATTTTTGTTGCGCGGACATCGGATATATATTTTCATTAAAATAAACCCAAAAGTCCTCATTAGCAGGAATTTCCTGAATTAAATCAACTTGATTGCAATTTATATTTCTATAATCTTGCATTAATATATCCCATGCAACAGCGAGATTATCTGGACCAAGATAAGGCTTAGGCGGGCCTTTAGGAGCGAAATAGTTTAACGAAATTCTACCGTTAACTGAATTTAAAAGCTTTAACGAATTGGTGCAGAGCATTCTTCTAGTAGCAGCTAATCCAGGCTTAACTATTCTTCTAGGAAACCTAACTTCAAGTACATTATTTTGAAGTAGACTATCAAGAGTTGCTTTCTGTATTATCATCTTTGAGCTTGCAGATGCCGAACATTCTCTCTTCGTTTAAGAATACTCCTTTTTTTACTTTCCCTTTACCGGTAATAGTAACACCAGAAATTGTAACACCCATGTTATTTGGAAAAATAACAATGTCACCTTCTTTAGTGTATTTTGCATCAGGCCCTGATAAAATAACTTTTCCTTTTCTCCATGCTTTATTAAGAGCATTAGATGGAACTACAATGCCACCTTTCATAACATCTCCATGCTCTGTCTCATCTACATACTCAATTAACAGAATATCATCGAAAATAAAATCTAATTCATAATCGTCAATTCCAAACTCACCTGCATCAGGATTACTTAAATCAATTAAGCTTTTTGTAGGTGCCAAATTATCTATACTAGCCATTGCCATACAGCTATTTACGTAAATTTTTATCTAATTCAACGTATTGAAGCATTTCTCTAGTAGAGATATTTTTATTTTTAGCAATATTATAAAGACCTTCTATTTCGTCTTGCTCTTTTTTCTTCTTTTTTATATAAGATATCTTCTTCCATTTAAGTCTAGGAATTAGATAATAATACAGTTTATAAGTTTCTTGCTTATCATCAAATACACCACCAAATTTATTAAGTGTCTCATTAACAAAACTAGGTAGTTCCTTACTATAAAAGGAAAGCCATCTATTAAAAAGGAACGGAACAAAAGCTTGTTCACCTTCTGAATCTAACTCACCGGCGTTTTCCTTTTTAGAATAAAATAATTTATTTTGAAGCTGAAAAAAATTCATACAATGATTTTAGTAGTCGCAATAAACTGATCCTTTACCTCGGCGTTAAAATAATCAATAACATTAAGCATAAAATCATTTACTTGATCATCAGTTAAATTTGAAGAATAAGCAAACGGCGGTGCTTTATCACCTGCAATAATATTAATACCCGTATGACCAAGAGTAACATTATCTTTTGAATAGGTAATAGAAACACTAACCTTACCCGCTTTTCTGACCTTTTCATCTGTACCTACAAACTCATCTTGCACCATTAGATCATCACCATCAATAACTATACCCTTTTTAATAAATCTTGATAACATATTAGCTATTGCTGTATTAAACAAGCGTTGAAACGATACAGCACCTAAAGGACACAGCCCAGGAATTTCCCAGCAAAAGTTAATAGCATCTTGACTATGAATAAAGTCGTTAGATAAAGTATCTTCAAGATCAATTAATGCATCTTTTACATACATTGGAGCTCTAAAAGCTACAATATTACCATACGGAGAAACTTCTTTACGAAATTGCTCGTATGCAAATCTATTATGAATAAAATTACCGTCGTATACTCCTTGCTTAATTACCATATCTTATTTTAAATTAACTTGCTCTTTAATCCACTTATAAGTCTTTTCTATGCCTTTAGATAACGGATAGTTTGGAGCCCAGTCTATGCTCTCTTTAATAAGTTTATTATCTGAATTTCTTCCAGCTACTCCAAGAGGACCATCAATATGTTTTTTAGTAATATCTTTATTTTCAATACTACAAGCAATATCCACTAATTGATTAATTGTAACCATTTCATCCGATCCTATATTTACTGGCTCAGAAAAATCTGATTCCATTAACCGTCTTACACCTTCAACACATTCATCAACATATAAGAAGCTTCTAGTTTGTTTGCCATCACCCCATATTTCTATATCACCACTACTTTGAATAACTTTTCTACAAATTGCAGCCGGTGCTTTTTCTCTACCACCATTCCATGTACCTAATGGTCCAAAAATATTATGAAACCTTGCTATTCGAACTGGTATATCATAGTTTCTATTGTAAGCTAAAAATAATCTTTCACTAAAGAGTTTTTCCCAACCGTATTCTGAATCAGGATCAGCAGGATATGCAGATGATTCTTCGCAGTTAGGATTATCAGGATCAAGTTGATTGTGCTCCGGATACATACATGCACTACTACTATAAAATATTTTGGTTTTATTTAACCCCTTTTGTTCATTAAACTGCTTAACAGCATTTAGAATATTGAGATTAATAGTAGCTGAATTATGCATTATATCTGCATCATTCTCACCGGTAAAAATAAAACCAGCTCCTCCCATATCAGCTGCGAGTTGGTATATCTCATCAAAAGGTTCTTTATATTGCTCAGGTACATTATTGTAAAAGTTACCTTGCTCACCATCAAACTTAATTATACGCTCACAATTATTTTGACTTCTTAAATCACCTGTATTCCCTGATATAAATTCATCAGCTTCTGATTTATTGTATTCAGGTAATTTTAAATCAACTCCTCTTACCCAATAACCTTCTCTTTTAAGACGTGATACTAAATGGTTACCGATAAATCCACCGGCACCTAAAACTAAAGCTTTTTTCATATGTGATATATTAAGTTGTATTTTACTAATTGCAACTAAACCAATCTACAAAAGGCGATAGGAGATTCTTTTCAAGATGAGTAGAACGACCAGGCATAGGTGATACTAACACATCACCTGTTTGTTGTATATTATTAAATAGCGCAACATCTAAAGGTGTCTCTGGCTGGGTACAAGCTTCTATTATTAAATCTCGATGCATTATTAACCTCCTAACAGTAGTTGCAAAAGTCATACATGTATAAGGTGTGACGCGCCAGTATGATTTTTTACCTAAAACTATTTTAGATAATAAGTGCGGATGCTCGATGTCGTTGTATAAGGCAGGATGATCATACAAACTTACAAAATGCGCACCTGTATTGAATCCATCTTCTAGGTATTTTTCAACATTAGGTTTATGAAGGTAGTCGTTTTCTATAAAATAAACTCTTTCTTGGCTATTAAAATGATTGATAGCGTAGTCAACTGCAAATAAAAAGCTTTTACAGTTACCTAAATTTATTCTAATTATATTGGGGTGTATATCTTTTATTGTTTGACAGAATTCATCTGATGAATTATCAATGAAAATAATTAATTTATCTTTATTATCTATACATGATAAAAAATTACGTAGACATTTTATGCCATCAAACCCTTCTATTGAGTTACCTCTACCAAAACCTTCATGCATTCTATATAAAAAATTCATATATCTTTTCAAGCATTGTTAGGTAGTAAAACTAAGCTGCCTTGAAACTTATTAATTATTTTTATTTTATGAGTCTTTGCAAACAGTTTTCTTATAAAACTCGAGTCTCCTTTACATAAGTCTGATCGTCTTACCGCATGACCATGTCTCTCCATATGATCATCAAATGTTCCCCACTCCCAGTCACCGTCTTCATAAATCCATAAATCATCGATAATAAGAACGTCATTGTATTTACCTATTCGTTCAGCAATAGCTCTAATTTCTTTCTCTAAAGGTAGATTTGTATCTGAGTCAATATCATCAGCATAATTGTTAATACCAATATCAGCTCCTGGAAAGTGTGCATCTAACCAAAATATAGTGTTACCATCTAATTTATTAAGAGTGTCAGGTAACACTTTAGAAGAATCACCTAAAATAATTTCTACCTTATTATCACCCTCAAATCGTTTTTTGGCTTTAGCTACTAATTCATCAATTATTTCAAAAGAAATAATTTTCTTAAAATTATAATCACGCACATGCTCAACTGCATCACCGAGTAAAGTACCAGTTTCAACGAAATAATCAATATTACATCTTTCAATAATCTCTTTAATATTATAAATTTTTATATCACCCATAATTAATCTCCTTTTTCAACTCTATAACTATCTTCATCAAAATGCTGTGTAGAAAATTCAAACATCTCAGTATCTTCTAAAGCTTCCATTTGATGAATTAAGCCTGTAGCTACATAAAAATTATCACCAGGCTCTAAAATTACTTTATCAGCTTGTTTAATATCTTCATCATAGCCGTAAGTAACTTCTAATCTACCTGTTCTTATATAAAAAACTTCATCTTTAATTTTATGGTAATGCCATGAACATTTTTTACCTTTAGCAAACCATAATATTTTTCCACAATATTCCTCTTTGTTAACTATCCATTTTTCATACCCCCATCCTTTAGGTACAAATTTAATATCTAAAAAATTCTTCATCTTTTACTCCTTTATCGTCTACGTATAAATCTCCTGAAGGTTTACCCATAATTAATTTATGAAACTTTACGCCCCATTCATTTAACTGGTTATAAGTTAACCAGTAATACTTTTCATGTGCTTTTAGTGAGTCATTTTTAAATGTATTCATTCCTCTTGCTGTATGAAAAATTACTCTATGACCTTCATTGAATAATTTATTAATTTTTTGTATACGCTCTATAATAGGTTTGGCTTTTTCATATGGCGTATCTTTATCAGCGTGAGTACATATTGTACCGTCAATATCAAAAACATAATGCATTTTTTTAATTAGGTTTTATTTTTTCTTTTTCAAGTTGTTGTATATCTTTTTGTGTCAATACATATGATCCTAATTTTGTAACTGTGTAGCTAGCAAACTTATTAGCTGTATGTATTGAAGATTTTATATCTTTACTTTTACTAAACTTATACACTAATGCAGAAAGAAAGACATCCCCCGCTCCACAAACATCATATACTTCAACCTTTTTAGTTTTATATATTTGCTTGTTATAGAGTGCTCCTTCTCCACCTAATGTAACAATCAACTCACAATCTTCATTAATACCTTCTAATAATTCATATTCAATATTATTGATTTTAATATAACAATTTTTAAAACATTTTAAATTTTTCTTTTTAGTATCGACAAAAATAGGTACATCCTTATAAAAATTACAAATATACTTTGCTACATCGTATGTAATGAAACCTTTATTATAATCACTTACCACTACAATATCGAACCCTGTCTTAAGCTTATTTAGATTAAGTGGTTGAATATTATTTTCACCTACGTCGTATCTTATTAACTGTTGCCGATACGTCATATCAACTATTCTATGCTTTTCTATTTGTTCTTTATTTTTTAAATGAGTAACATTAACACCTAAACTAAGAAGATTCTCATAAACATTTGAGCTCATTCCTTCTTTAGTCTCAAAATAGTCTTCTTTTAAAATAGGTACAGGGGCTTCTGGACTTATACGCTTACATTTACCATAATGGTAAATATCCTTACAGCTATCACCTATCAATAATATTTTCATTTTTTTGTAATTTTATGTATAATATTACTGCTTGCGTATTCTGCTAACCTTGGTAAAAATTTAACCTCTTTAGCATACTCTTGACCTATAACCGACTTTCCCTCCCAATCGCTACCAAGTAGCATTATATCAGGTGAATAAATTTTAACTAAAGAGTTTAATTCTTCATTAGAACCAAATACTAAGACTACATCAATATATTTTATTGACTCTAATATTATTTTACGAGCGCTTAAGTTATTTACTGGTCGACCCTCCCCTTTAGATTTTTTAATTTTTTCATCTGAGTCAGTAGCTACAATAAGTCTATCACCCAATGATTTACCTATTTTAAATAGCTCAATATGACCAGGATGCAGTATATCAAAGGTACCATTACACCAAATTGTTTTCATCTAAATATTCTTTAACAGTTTTAAACTCTATTTCTTCATTATCCCATTCATTTTTAGCACAGGTGTAAGATTGATATTTACCTTTTAAATGATCAGGAAAGGGTATCTCTATAATACTACCGTTAAATTTATTTGCAACTAGTTCTGCAACTTCTTTAAAGCTGATAGGTGTTGAAGTGCCTAGATCATATATACCAGAATTTTTTTTGTTATTTAAAACAACATTTATTACATCATCTACATTTACAAAATCTCGATAAAATTGATCACTACCTTCAAACAAATTTAAATAACCGTTTTTTAATATATCGTGTTTAAATTTACTAACAGGACTAGATTGATTTAAGTTTATTTTTTCTTCTTCTCCATTTCCGTAAACGTTATAATATCTAAAACCTTGTATTTTTGAAAATAGATCTATATTATCTTTTACAAAAAGATCTATTTGTAATTTAGAAATAGCATAATAGTTTAACGGGTTATAATTATAATCAGTATTATTTCCATAAACAGATGCAGAGGAAGCATACTTTATATCTATTTGGTGTTTTATAGCTTTTTGAAACAAACTTAAAGTAAACATAACATTAAATTTATGTAATTTATTTACATTTTTTTCTGTTGTAGAGGATATAGCACCTTGATGTATTATCAATGTTACATCTTCCCATTTATCAAACTGTTCAATAAAATAATCGCAATTATCAATAGTTACTTCTACAATTTTATTTTGTTTGCGTAAATATTTTTTAAAATTGCTACCTATAAACCCTTCTGATCCTGTTATTATTACCATAATTATATTAAGTTTCAACAAATTTCCATTTCTGTCTTAATGTATCTTTTAGGAAATAAAGTTCATTAAAATTTAAATTATCATCTCTATTATAGATTTTAATTTCCGGTAACTTTTTATCAACTACATCTAAAATATAAAACAAGCAAGTAGAAACGACATGTATATCTTTTGCTTTCTCAATTACTTTCAACCAATCAAAAACTGTAAACTCTGGAATTAAATGACCTTCTACTATTTTTTCGTTAGCAAAAAGTTCGTCTGGCATAAATTTAGATTTCATAATACCAACCGGTAAATTTGGATTAATTGTAGGTGTACCGTATTGACGATGTACATATGTATATTCATCATCATCTTTTAATTCTAATACATCGTAATAAAGTTCGTTTTCTTTTTTTTTGTTTCTGGATATTATAATATCATCTTGCCAATTATCGTGTGCTAATTCAAGAGCTAAATATTTAGCCTGCATAGAAGATATTTCATTAAGATTTTTTGAAGTTTCAGATAAATTTATAATAACTGTATCTTGATCAACCTTTGTGTGAAGTTCTTTAATATCTTCCAACCAACTATAATCAGGATATGTAGTCCAAGTAATGTAGGGAATTTTTATATAATCTTTAATCCAAAAAATAGAAGGTAAAATAGGCCATATAATATGAGCTTTATATTTATTATGAACTATCCTTGCTATCCTTAAAGAAAATAGTATATCACCAATACCACAACTTTGTTTAATTATAATTTTTTTTACCATTGTGTAAATTCCCAGTCTACTTTTTCAGGTATATGTTTTATGTGATTAAAATTAGCCGGTTTACATCTACTATATAATTTATTAATATTGCTTTTTATGTTAAGTTTTTCTAAAATATATAAAAAGCTTGTTTCAATCATGTGTAATTCAGATGCACCTTCTAGGACCTTACACCAGTCAAATAGATTTACACCTTCATAAAAATCTATATCTATAATTTGTTTATTACCAGTATAAGGCACGTGATGTTTTAATGGCTGTGGTGGTGAACCATAATACATATTTCTTACTACATAGTCTTGTTCTATTTTTAACTTATTAAATAATAATTTTTCTCTTTTTAAATTTCGCTTAAAGTCAAAATAATCTAACCATCCATTTTGTGATAAACCTACCTCTTTATATTTTGCTAACATTACACTTCCCGGATGGCGCTGATCAGCACTTTGTAAATTAACCTCGAAACAATCCTTTGGTTTAATAAATTTAGACTGCTCTATATATTCTATACCGTCAAACTTTAAATAATCTTTAATATAAGAAAAATTATCTATTACTGGCCAAATAATTTTATCTGCTTTTTTACGTCTAAGAACCTCTTTAGCTATCTTTTGAGTATAGAAAATATCTCCAATACCTGCTGTTTGATTTATTATACAAATCTTCATTAAGTAAATAAAAATGGATAATTTATATACATCCAATCTTCAGGAATTCTATATTCTTCTACTTTCTTAAAATTATACTCAATAGAATCTTTCTTTGAATCGTATATATCTTCTCCGTTTTCTTGTAAATCATTTAATATTTTATCTAATTCCTCTTCATTATTAAAATAAATTATACCTTCTGAATCAAAATAATTATTTACTGCATCATCGCCCCAGAAAATAGGAATTGTCTTAGTAGCAAAACAGTCAACAATTTTTTCTGTCCAATAACCAGGCTGTCGACAGTTTTCAATTGTTATAGAATACATATATTTTGATAAAGATTCTTCTTTAAATTCTACGGGATTATAACCATGCCCAAAAACTTCTATATTATTCTTAAATTTAGATATAATTTTATGTCTAAGTTGATGACCTTCAGTAGTATTTTTACCAGAAGCTATAGTTGAAACTTTATTTTGTTTTTCAATATCCTTGTAGTTATTAATCCAACACCTACCATGTGGATAATAAAGATAATTTTCACCTTTTGATAGTAAATGCTCATCAAAAGTTAAAACAAAATCAAATAATCTATTATTTTGCTCTATCCACTGGTACATATGAGGATGTATGGCATTAGGTTCTAATAACCACGCTACTTTTCTCTTTACACCAGATGCTTTATAGATATCCGTTAAACACATATCAGTTATAAAACACGTATCACTAACTGGTTTATTACCAAAGTTCCATTTAACATGCTTATTAACTCCTTTATGACAAGATGAAGGTTCGCCACCAAAATTTTTATCTCTTATATTTACTTCTACCATGACTTAATGTATTCTTCTAGTTGTTTTTTATCCATGCTTTCCACTTTCTGCACTTCTTTTTCATTATGTTTATAATAATCGTGTCTGTCTTTATCTCTGATAGCTACTCCACCCTCTTCATGAGGCAAATGGAATAAGAACCAGTTCGGATTATTATTACCTACACGGGCAACAGGTACTTCAAGTGTGCCGGCACGCGAAATTATTTCATTATCCTCATATCCCCAGCCAATAAAATTTGGATTAAAACCATTTATACGTTCAAAAGTAGTTTTTTTGCCTATAAGACACCCTCCTACTGCTTGTGTATTACCTACGCAGTATGTTTGTCTGTCATAATAACCGGTAACAACATTTTCTTCATCAATACAACTTGCAAGGTAGCTAAACAATTCGGTTCCTTGTATATTAGTAATCTTTTCTTTTAACGGGTGCTCTACATATATCGCGGTGCCGTTATAACCTATTATAATCATATTTTTTTTAGCTAGACTAATACCCTTAATCAAACTATCTATACTTACTAAACAATCTATATCTAAAAAACAAACTATATCATGAGAAGCAGCTTTTAGACCCATATTATAGCCTATGCACTTATTGTATGTTTTTTCATTTTTAAAGAAAATATATTTATCATCTTTTTTGATTAATTCTTTTATTCTTTCTTTTGAATCATCTTCTACAAAAATAAACTCACTATTAGGATATATAGCTTTATAGTATTTGTATACTATATCTAAATTTACCATTCTATGATTAGTATCTTTTCTAAAGTGAATAATAAAAGATATATTATCTTTAGGTTTTTTAACCTTTAAAAAATTTCCAACATGTGTAAAATCAGCATCTGGTATATCTGTAGGACCGATACCATGTTTTGATATAAAAATATCCCAAGAGTTATTAATATTAGACTGCCAGTCTTTTCTAGGTCTTATTGCAGAACTTTCTTCTGAGCAAGCTTGCTCTTCTACGTAATCAAGACTATTGGCTATATCCGGCCACCACCAATATGGAGTAGTAAATCCCTGTTTAGATAAATTATAAGAATGATCTACATGCTCAAATGCGTTAGTATATGACTCATCAAATAGTCCTACTTTTTCTAAACAATTTCTTGTATAAAAACATACAGCACCTACACAATGCTCGTTTAAAGCAATTTGAAGGCCTCCATGATAATCAATTATTTTGCGTGGCTTTGGATCACCCTTACTAACCATTGCCTTATTAGCGGGTCCGTGATATCCAAACATAAAATGCTCAATACCAGTCTTTTTATATGCTTTAATATATTCCTCAAATATATTACCTTTAAAGAGCATATCATCTTCAACCAAGATAATGTAATCACAACCTTTTTCTAAAAGATGTTTAAAAGCTAAATTTTTAGCTTTACCTACTCCTTCAC